ATAGGGGCAGTTCCGGGCTCCTGTTCAAATAGTTTTCTGAACTCAATATATCGCATAATTGTATTTATTTTAGACCCAGATGATAAATATACTTTTAGTATGCAGAAGGCAACTAAAAAATACGCCAGGCGGCGTAAAATCATAAAAGATTCCACAAACTCCGATTTTCCCGACGTTCACCTAGTAGAATTAAACCAACAAGCCCTTAAAAACGGTAAAATTTATAAGATAAAAGTAGACCATCCTCATTGGGATGATGACTATTGTCAGGCTTGGGTTAGACGAATGCATGAAGTAGATAGGTGGAAACCTTTACATTATAGCTATCATAAAGGTTGGAAAACATTTACATTTTATAAAATTTAATTATTTTCCTTGAATAAATTTTCTAATAATATCCATTCCTACCACCATAATTAAAATCATTACATATTCAAATTTAAGATCAAATCCTGTCTTAACAAAATATTCTCTGCCCACAATAGCGGCAAACATAATTGTAAAAATGTATGATAGAAATGCGTATATTATTATTCTAAATATCATTACCCTATGTTAATACATTATCAGAATAAAGTCAACCATATCGTAATGAGAAAGAATAAACAAGACACTCCTAAGATGATTATCAAGAGCGGTATTGTAGCCATAATTTATGCCTCCATTTATGCCTGGTTTTGCCTAGTTGTCTAGTAAAGTGCCTATTAGCCTATTAAATTACAACTGTATTTACACTAGTATTGATAAAAGTTATAATATGTTTTAAGATATATTATACTTTAGATAAAAGCTGTAAAAATTATTTGTATTGTGGATTGTAACCAAATGCTCTGCCAATACGATTATAAAGTCGTGATAGCCAAGCCGGTCTAGGTACTGCCCATGTTACTGCTATTGCAGAAATTAACAAGGCAAGTTCCATTAGTTCATGTAATAAAAATGACATATGTTTCTCCTTTAATGTATTTAGTATACTGCAAATGCGTACTATTCGCAATTAGAAATTCTACCAAAATAGAATTAAGGAGCGTGAGGTGGTAATTTTTTCTCGACCCACCAAATATGTTTTTTGGTAACTGGATCATACTTTCGCATTCTTAATTTCATATTTTTCTTTTCACCCTTACCAGGTTTAAATGCATAATAATAAAATGCGTGATCCTTCATTTTAGAATCTTCAGGAACCATTCTTACTTTAGTATAAGGTCGTTTTGTTTTTGGTTTATCTGCTGGCATTAAAATAATTTTTCTTTACATTGTCCATTGTATAATATACCTAAATAATCCTGTTGCTAACATTGATAATAGTATTGTGTTTAAAACTATTAATGCTCTGTCGTGCCAAGAAAACCCAACGTACAACCAACCTGCAGTACCTAATGCAGAAAATATTACATCATACATCTTTGGTACTTCTTCTACAGATCTACATAGTACCGCGGCACAAATTAATCCTACTGAAATCCATTTTACAAACCAAGTACGGTCGTGCAACGGTGTAACTTTTTTAACAGTTCTTAAACTGTCTTCTAAAGTTTCAATTTGTTCTTCTATTTCGTCAATTCTTTTTAATTGTTCTTTGCTCATAAACTTTAAAATTGCTCTTCTTCAGTTGATCCTTCTAAAGCACTTAACGTACTACTGCCTGTAACTAGTTTTGATACTTCATCAAAGTATCCTGCACCAACTTCTCTTTGATGTTTAACTGCTGTAAATCCTTGTGCCTGCGCCGCAAACTCTTTTTGTTGTAGTTCAACGAAAGCAGTCATGCCTGTTTCTTTATATTTACTAGCTAAATCAAACATACTATGATTCAATGCGTGAAATCCTGCAAGTGTAATAAATTGAAATTTACAACCAATCTCTCCTAATTCGTCTTTAAAGTTTCTTATTTGTTTGTCATTTAGTTTAGCTTTCCAATTAAATGACGGGGAACAATTGTATGCAAACATCTTATTTGGAAATTTTTTACGTACTTCTATACAAAATTCTTTAGCTTCTCCGATGTCTGGGTTACTAGTTTCCATCCATACTAAATCACTATATGGAGCATATGCAAGTCCACGAGCAACTGCTTGATCCATTCCAGCTTTTACTCTAAAGAATCCTTCAGCAGTTCGTTCACCTGTTATAAATTTTTGATCTACTTCGTCGTGATCACTTCTAATTAAAGCACCAGCAAGTGAATCTGTTCTTGCAATTATTACTAATGGAACTTTCATAATGTCCGCGGCAAGTCTAGCCGCTACAAGTTTTTCAATCATTTCGCTAGTAGGTACTAAAACTTTTCCACCCATGTGTCCACATTTTTTTGCTGAAGACAATTGATCTTCTAAGTGTACTCCTGATGCACCTTCTCTAATCATATGTTTGAATACTTCGTGTGTATTCAATACACCACCAAATCCTGATTCAGCATCTGCTACGATAGGTAAAAAATAATCTATGTTCTCTTTACCTTCCATATGTTGAATTTGATCTGCACGAATAAATGTATTATTAATTTTTTTAAGTATGCGAGGAACACTTTCAGTATTATATAATGACTGGTCTGGATACATTTCGTCTGTTGTATTTGCATCTGCCGCCACTTGCCACCCTGACAAATATACAGCATCTAATCCTGCTTTGGCTTGTTGTAGTGCTTGGTTACCTGTAAGAGCACCCAAGGAACTTACGTAAGGTAATTCTTTTAGTTTATACCAAAGGTTTCTTGATCCTCTTTCAGCAAGAGTATATTGAATGTTAGCAGTACCACGTAATTTTTCTACGCTTTTCTGAGAGTAAGGTCTGATAATGCCGTCCCATCTATTAGAATTCCAATCCATTAAAGGGAGAACATTTTTCATTATTGAATCCATTATTGATGTTCTATTGTTGTTATAATACGGTTAACGACTTTGTAAGGATCAGCATTGCCGGCTGGTCTTCGATCTTCTAAATAACCTTTGTAATTATTATTAATTGTTATCATAGGAACTCTAATACTTGCACCTCTATCATACTCTCCATAACTAAATTTGTCAATATGTTGAGTTTCGTGTAATCCTGTTAAGCGTTCATCATTTTTGCTACCATATACTGCAATATGTGATTTGTGTAAAGGTTTCATTTTTTCACAAATGTTAGTAATAACTCCTTTACCACCTTGATCTCTTAATGCAGAATTTGAAAAATTAGTATGCATACCATTACCGTTCCAATCTCCTTTAATAGGTTTAGGTTCGATGTTAATATCTATTCCATATTTTTCTGCTGTTCTATAAAGTATATAACGTGCCATCCAGGCATTATCAGCCGCATTTTTTCCACCTTTACCAAACACTTGATATTCCCATTGTCCTAACATTACTTCTGCGTTTGTTCCGTGTATAGATACACCTGCTGTTATACAATTATCAACGTGCTCAAACATTATTCTTCTTCCTGTTTTACCTATGTTAGATGCACCTACTCCACAATAATAATCTCCTTGTTCTTTAGGTTCACCTTCAATAGGCCACTCTAAAGGAAATTCACCCATCATAAATGTATATTCTTGTTCAAAGCCAAACCAATAATCTTTTTCAGTAGATGAAACAATTTGACTTCTAGAATTAGATTCGTGTGTTGTGTTATCTTTGTTTAGTACTTCACATAATACTAACCAGTCCGATTCAAAAGGACCTTTAAATAATTTTACAGGTTGCAATATGCAATCTGATTCGGAACCTTTTGCTTGTTGTGTGCTAGATCCATCGAAGCCCCATAGAGGAACTTCCTCAATGGATGTTACCATTCTATCTATTACTTTTACTTTTGATCGTAAGGTAGGTTCAGGCTTGTAACCGTCTAGCCAAACGTATTCTAGTTTTGTTTTTTGCATACACTCATTAAGATATATTCCATCTTTTAGGATCTACTTTGTGTAGTCTAGGATTGTAACCTTTAGGCCAATTTAAATTTATATGTAATGTTGAATTATCTTGACATACGATTCTAATTTGATGACCTCTAGGTGTAGAATCTTCCCAAAATCTTTCGTAGTTATTAATATTAATAACTTTGTGTGTTGCTTTTTTATTACGTTTAAGATCTAAAGATTTAAGAAGTTTTTTCACGTAATGTTCTTTTACTTTTTTCTTTGCCATAATTTATTACTCCTGTGTCTTGTTGTTGTGCTATTTTTGCCGCGAATTCTTCTATTTCTTTCTGCTCTCTCTTTTGGCGTCCTACTGTTTGTATGTTTTTAGTAAGAATCTTTAATACCATAATTGAATTGTATTATATTTTTAGTGTAAAGTCAACCGACTATGTAAAGCGTAATACCAATTACTATTACCATAATTATTAACGCTCCTAAAGTAAAATATTTTTGTCTGTTGATTTCTTTTTGAATTTTTGGATTAATCATCTAGTTTTTAATTCTTTTTCATTTAATGATTTCCATTCCATTGAAGTATTAGGGTCTTCCCATTTATATATTTCTTCCAAAGTACGACTACAACCTAAACAATATCCACTATTGAGATCAATACTACAAACTCCTATGCACGGAAATCTGTAGATCTCGTGGCTACTCATACTAAAATTTTGTTCTGTTACACCTTCTTTGATCATATCGTTATTGCTATTATAAACAAAATTGCTAATATAGTCAAGATCCAAGGTGTAAAGTCTATTAATAATTCTTTAAAAAATGTCCACCACCACATAAATTAAAACGTCCTCTTCCACATAAATTGATTCTTTTCGCATTCTTTTGCTTTTTTATAATTTTCTTCGAGACTTAATTCACTAGAAAAATCATTGCAAGTAAAATTGAATTTGTATCCAGAGCATGAAGTTAAAAATATTAATGTTAATAACAATATTAATTGTTTACCCATATACTCCACAACAACTTAATTTTTCCATAAAGAAATAATGGTAAATTATTAAGCCAACTATAATTCCTTCCAGCCAAGCCGCCCATGCACACCAAACCGGGTACTTACGAATTAGTTTTATTTTCCAGTTCCTATATTTTTTCCACATTACTTCATACCCTCTTCTAAATATCCTATAATAATTTGTGCTAGGATCCAACCACAATAAATTGATATTAAAATGCCAAACAATATATCCATTAGTCTCTTCTAAACCACGTCATCCATATTAAGAAAACTATTGCAATAACATAATAAATTACAAATAGCCATTCCATTTATTTCTTTTTCAACCAAGTCAATATTTTTTTACGACTTTCTTTTCGCCAAGGTTTAAGATCGAGTATAATATAAAAAAAGATTCCGCCAGCTAAAATAAATGCAATAAATCCAAATAAAACTTTAAAAAATGTTACCATGTAGTTTTTTCCTCTTGTGGTACTAGTATTTCTTCTTGCTCTTCTAATTCTTCTTCTAATTCTTCTTCTTCATCATATAGTTCTTCAACATCTATCATTTCTGTAACTTCTACTTCTACTCGTCCTAATATTACAGAAAGGCTTATGTATTCATAATTTCTATAAACTACAAAGTCTACAGAGTCTCCAGGCATTTTTGACCATAACACTTCTATTACATCAGGTACTACTTTAATAGGAGCATTGTCCATAGAAACTATTATATCACCAGCCATTAATCCAAATCTCATTGCCGCCGAATCTGGCATAACTTCTTTAATTTCTAAAAAATGTTCTATGCCTCTACCAGTTAATTGTACAAATAATTCTTTGTCATCTATTATTCCCATTTGTATTCCTATGCTAGGTTTAGTATGATGACCTACTTGAATAATTTGTTCTGCAACTCTTTTTGCTAATTTCCAAGGAATAGAATAACCATAACCTACATAATAAGCTGTTGGGGAAATTAAAAGAGTATTAACACCTATAACTTCTCCTTGTTCATTAAGTAAGACTCCCCCAGAGTTTCCTGGATTTATTACAGCATCAGTTTGATAGTAATGAACAAAACTGTCCAATGGATTTGGTCTATAGTCATAACTTAATATGCCTTTTGTAAATGACCAAATTAAATTTAAACCGTGCCCTAATGCATAAACATCATCTCCTATCATAGGATTTTTTGTTGCCCAATCAAGATGACTATGTTTTACTTTTTCTTTAACTTCTAATACAGCAATATCAACTGTTTCGTCGTATCCTATAAGCACAACTTCTTTTACTGCAAATGGAAAACTCCATGTGTATATTGTAAAAGTGTCCATGTTTTTAACAACGTGATAGTTTGTTACTATATGAATATCGTTAATAAAGAAACCTGTTCCTAAAGAACTTTTAGGTGGAACAATAATTTCTGGTTTTTCTCCACGTTCGTCAAAAAAATCTTTATAAGGGTCTTTATCGAATGGTCCTTTAGGTGAGTCGTCCGGACCCAGAAATGTCATTGATTCGCCACTTTTTTGACCAGTAACAACTACTATACTATCAAAAGTAGATTCCCATTTCCAGTCTTGTTTTTTATAATCAAACGTACCTGCAGTTGCAGTAGTTACAAATATAAAACTGATTATGAATACTATTCTTGCTAACATTACTTCTCCATTGCCACAACAATAAGTGCGCCAACTACTGCTAGTACTACTAGCGTGAAAAATATTGCTAATACACTCATTATAAGTGTATTTAACCTTAAAAATGTTTCTTAGAGATGTTTAGACTTGTTTTTGTTTTTACATATAAATATGAAAGTGACACAAGAAAGGAATAAAGAATATGAAAAAAATGAGAAAATATACTTTTGTAGATCCAATCCTACCAGAAGGTGAAGATACAAAAGTAATAGAATCTTTAGGCTATAAAAGAGCTGTGAAGTCTTATCAAATGCATTCCAAAGCGCCAGAAGTTAATGTATACTGGACAAGTAAAAAAGGAACTGACTCTTCTAAAACCCAAACACTTCCAATGGGAAAAAGAGACTAGAGTCCCATGGGCCGTCCTAGAGGTATTCAACCGGAAAAACAAGAACAACACTTTAGAACTCATAAAGGGCAAAAAGTTAAGCCTTGCCTCTTCGTAAATTTTGGTGGAAAGAAACGAATGTGTGCCGTAATTGAAGCTACGGGCGAAATGGCACGCGATGAAAATGGTAAACCTTTGCCTTGGCAATCAGTCGGTTCCTAATGTATACTACTAATATTAGATAAATATTGTTTAATTAAGACAAGGAGACAATTATGAATAATATGATTAGTAAAGTTACAGGACTTTGGACTAAAGGAAGTAACGTACAGAAGATAGGAATTGTCGTTGTAGCAGTAGTAGTACTGTGGGTTATATTCTAACCAAAATATCCAAAACTAAAAATATTCACGACATATAGAATTATAATGGGTTATTAGATTAAACTCTAAAGCCCATTATATTAGCACTTTATAAGCTCATACACGTCACTACAAGGGTCTCGTCTATGTTTTAATATGCGTACCAACCCCCACCAAAACGTAGCCTTTTCTTACAATTTCAAAAACACCATTTCATAAATATTTTTACCCCTATGAAGAAATATATTGGAAAGTTTTTCCAAGTCGATTGGAATCAGATAATCAAAAACCTTGACGGTGTAAAACGTCAATACGAGACAACTCCTTCAAATTATCAAGATAAAAAAGAAATTGAAGCGGCATTTAAGAATGTTGCCAATATAATAAATTTTGAAACCTTTCATGATGGTTTTGGTAATGTTAATAAAGAATTTGGTAATTGGTTAAATGTATTACCTGTTATGTGTTGGATTAGCGAAATGAAAACAGGATATTGTGTTCCACCTCATATTGATGATAAAGAAATAAATGAAGTAATAGGTGAAGTACCAAAAGATAATTTTGTTAGATATCATTGTCATATTTCAAATCCTTGTATGGGTAGTACATTAATTGTTGAACAAGATTGTTATCATATGGAAGAACAAGGTGCTGTATATCAATGGGATAAAATAGATGCAGAACATTGTGGATTTAATATTGGAAAACAAATAAAATACATATATCATTTTATAGGACAAGCAGAATAATGATATTACAATTTGATTATTATCCTGTATTAAGATCGGATGATGAAGTTAATTCTTCAATTGCTAGTAATGACTTACGAGATGTTATGGACACATATTGGAACGATGAAGAGTGTTGGTCAACATTAGAATTATCTAAAGAACAAATGGAAAAAGGATCCATAACTAGAACAGCAAATATTAATATAAAAGAACATAACATATTAAAAATAGCAGGAAAACAAATTTGGAAAGATAAGTTTATAAAACAAACTGCAACCATTGAACTTTCTAAAGTATCAGATGATGAATGGAAAATAATTTTTACTAATTTAATAGATGCACCTACAAATGAATTTAATTATTTTAACAATAAGTTTGGAATAGGTTGTGAAAAGTTTCATTTTAAATTAAATGGTGAAGCACTTATTGTTAATCAAGAAATAAAAGCAGAAGAACTTTATAAAGTTACAAATACTTTTAAATGGAAAGGTAATACTCCTTTACTATTTGAAATGGAAGAATATGGCTATGCTGAAGAAAATGTATTTGCTAGATTTATACAATGTGTTAGATGGACAATAAAATGAACAAGTATCATAGATATTTAAATATTAAACAAGTAAACAAACCTAAAATGTTTGAAAAAGATTTAGAAAATGATTTTATAACGTATATGGGTAATGATGTTGCACAACAAGATTTTGTAGATTGGTTAAGCAAATATAATTTAAAAGTTAGTAATGTAGTAGAAGGATTTTTTACAAAAACAAACGGCAGTATTCCAGTTCATAATGATATGACAATTAAACCAGACGTAAATGATGCTTGTAAAATTAATTTTACTTGGGGACCTAGTAATAGTGTTACCCGTTGGTGGAAAGTCAAAGACGAAAGTAAGTTGAAAGAAATTGTACATGATACGACAGAAGTTAATAAAGGATTAGAAGAAGCTGGTGTCGTGCCTGATATAGACTGTTATAAATGTTATAGTGCTAATAACGAAGATTTAGAGCTAGTACATGAAGCAGTTATAGATAAACCTAGCTTAATGAACGTAGGTCAGTTGCACGATACATATAATCCTAATGCTGGTCAAAGTAGATGGACCTTATCATTTACAATATTAAATAAGGATACAGGAGAACATTTAAGTTTTAATAAAGCACTAGAACTTTTTAAGGAGGTAGTTTATGAATAAAACTTTAATACTTACGTGCCCTAAAGAAGATGGAAAAAGATATTTTTCCAAAGCTCAACACGGGTATGAAAACAATTTGAATATTTCATTTAATAACAATGTTGTATTCAAAAATATAAATGATGCAGAAGAAATGTTGCCAATAACAGACAGCAAACAAGTGGAAATGTCAAACGAAATGCCAAGTAAATTGGTATTAGATTATGATATAAAATGGACTAGTAGTTCTGAAAAAGTTATTATTGGATTTGTAATAGATCCAGCTACTAATGTTATTAGTACAACATTTGATAGAAAAAACTTTGTAGGAGGTAGTGAAGATCTAGTAGAAGATTATTATGTTAAATTGCAAATTAATGATCAAGAATCTATGTTAGATAAAGAATTTCACAAAGGAGATTTTAAAAAAGTATTATTATCTCACCCTGCAATTGTTCAACAACCAATTATAATAAAATTGGAATCTAAACACGCATTTAAAAACGATAATAATATAACATATGATCAAATAGAGTTAAGAATAGAATAGAGTGAAACATTTAAAAGGATTAATACCGGGTACCCAACAACTGACTAATGTAGCCAAACCGCATTGGCAGTATGGCTATATTAAAGATAATAAAAAGATTATTGATCCTTTACTACACTATGGTTGTTTTTTATTAGGGTTTAATAGACCAGACATATTAGATTACGTACACAATAATATGAAAGCTAAACCTGAAATAGCAGAAAGTATTGTAAGAAACGAAAATTTATATTTGAATGATTCCAGTTATATGTTAGCGGATCAACTGTTTCAAATGTGTGGATATAAAAGTATATTTGCATTAAGTGGCAGTGACGCTAACGAAGGAGCAATTAAATTAGCTTCAGCATATCAAAAAATTGTAGGACAAAACAAACGCACAAAGATTGTGTGCTTTGAAAACAGTTACCACGGTAGTACATTTTTAAATTACAACCTGGGAGACGGTTTGTTTGGTGATCCTTTTTATACGCTTAAACCGTATGACCAAGTCATCAGATTAAAAAAGGACTTCGATATCTCCAGCATCGATTGGAGCGAAGTGATGTGTATCATTGTAGAAACTTGTTCTTATAGTCAGACGTTGCAACCCAACTCTGAACAATTTTGGAGCAAGTTAACTCAACTTCAAAAACAAGGAGTTGTGTTAATACTTGATGACATCTTTATAGGGGGAGGCAAGACAGGCAGTTTTGTCGGATGGTATAAATTGCCTGTCAAGCCCGATATATTCACGATGGGCAAAGCCATATCAGCAGGCTTTTTTCCGTTGAGTGCTACTTTGTATGGCCCACGAATAGATGAAGTGTTGCCTGATAATTTTGATTGGGAACATGGATTTACATACAATTTTAGCCAAGCAGGCATCCTCAGTACCCTAAAATATATAGACTTGTTGCACGAAGAAATGCCATTTGAATTACATTACACATTGAAAGAACGGGCAACATTTATTTTTAAAGAAGCTGGATATGACATTGTAGGACACTTTGGATTAATCTTTGATGTTAAACGAGGAGATAATAGACAGTTTTTTATTATCCCTATTAGTGCTACAGATGAATACTTTGATGTTTTAAAGGAACAAATAAAATGAAAATAGTAGATAACTTTCTTAGCGAAGAAGTTTATAAAAACTTTGTAGATGCATTACAAAATGAAAAGTCTCCTATGGAAATTCCTCATGACGAAAGCGATCATAAAGGATTAGACAATGTTAAGTTATATCGTGTAGAAGGCATAGCAAAAACTATGTTTATGAATGAACTAGAAGAACAAGAGTACTGTAAAATAGATTGGGACAAAGCAGACTTTGACGTAAGATATCATGTAACAAGAGCGCCTTATTATTCAAATTTTCATTGTGATCGTTTATCAGATTGGAAAACAGATGCCGTAGACTATTGTGGCATAACGTTTTTTATGAACGCAGAATGGGATCCAAATGATGGCGGATTCTTTATGTGGAAAAATCGTTGGACTAGTACTACAGGAGAGTTTGTAGAACCTATAGCAAATAGATTAGTATTAAATCCACAAGACTTTCCTCACGCAATAACACAAATTACAAGTAAAGATGTAGTGCGACACAGCATACAAATTTTTATAAACAAAGGATATGTTATATGATCTACACAGAATATGATCCATTAGAATCTGTAATCGTAGGAGACACGTATGCTCCTGGCGACGTGGATCATTTGTTGACTAAAGGCAACATTAATCAATTTAATCATATCCTAGAAGAAACTAAACAGGATTTAGATGCGTTAGCAGACTTCCTAACAAAAGGAGGTATTGAAGTAACTCGTCCTACAGTATACAACTATGATGCCATAAAAATGCCACAGTTTAAAGTCGATGTACCAATTGCACCAATCGTACCAAGAGATCAGTATATGGTTATGGGTAATACTATTGTCCAAGCCTATACAAGTTATACAGACAGATACTTTGATGCTATTAGCTATTATAAAATATTTGAAAAATTATTCCGTGAAGGACACCGTTGGGTAAGTCAACCTGCCCCTATGCTTATAGATTTAAACACTACAGACGAATGGTTTATGAATGATAAAACGTATGTAGAAAAATTATCTGATAGAGTGTTGTGGCATATGGCTACAATGTTTAAGGCGGGCGATGCATTTATTATTAATACACGAGGTCCTGGAAGTCAAACTGGATTAGAGTGGTGTAAACGTGAACTGCCTGAATATAGATTTATTACTAACGAAGGCACACGGGTTAAAGAATTTGGACATATTGACCATGGCTTTATTATGGTAGATGATGAAACAGTTATTCATGCTGGTATGGATTGGTTGCCTAAGTGTTTGCATAACAAAAAGTTATTAGATGTAAGTGATTGTTTGCCCCCATTAAATATGAATAGATATATTCAAGACTATGCTAAAGCACGAGATAAAATGGATGTTGCTTGGTTAGACAAGTATTTAGAGAATTGGAGAGGGTATAATCAAGAAGTTTGCTTTGATCTCAACGTATTAATATTAGATAGAAACAATATTGTGTTTGCAAGACACATACCTAAACTATTTGAAAAACTAAAATCCTTACACATTGATTGCCACGTAGTGGAGCAACGCCATTATTTGTATTGGGATGGTGGAATACATTGTAGTACATTAGACGTTAAACGTAGAGGCGTCAAAAGAAAAATCATATAAAATCTGTTTACCGAATGCTACCGCGTCGCTTCGCGACTGCTTACTTTCTGGCGGATGACCGCTTCGCGGCTTATTCGCCACCTTGATCCCTCTCGAACAATATAACCTACGCAATTAGATGATCCACACTTACAAGGGTATTGTTTGTAGTCTGTTTTATCAAAACTAAACCCATAATCATAAGTTAACTCTTCATCTTTTTTAATATTCTTTATAGCAAAAATCCATAATTGTCTGTTATAATCAAAAACTTCACAGTTAGGATTGCAGGAATGATTTATTAATCGAGCAGTATTAAATTTAAAATCACCATCAAGATCGTACTGTTCGTTTAAATTAAACAAGTAAATCTCTTTATCGTTATCATACTTTGGATCTGTTTCTGCTTTAGTGTGACTAATTTTCTTTCCTTTATACTGGATAATTCTTTGACCTTTTTTAATATTAGTAGAGGCAGACAAGCCATGTCTATGTATGTTGGATCTTTTGTTTTTATATAATTTCATTATTACTCTTTGTCTAGATTAGATAAAAACTCTCGCAATTTAGTAGAATCGCCTTCTGTTTTAGCTTGTGGTATTCTAGTACCTTTGCTAGGGTCAACGGCTGTTGTTTGTGGTTGTTCAGGTGATGTTTTCTTTAATGTATTGTATACTTGACTTACTCGTTTATCATATTTTTGTGCGTCTTCATCTTCAAGTAAATCTCTAATTCTTAATGAATCTATGTCAAATTCTAAATCAATTTTACTACCTATACCACTTGATGATCTAGTTTTCATTAATTGTATTTGATATCTTCCACGTTCTCTCATTGCTCTACTAGTGAATATACCAAATACATTATCAGCAGTTTGTATTTTACTAATACCGCCTGCTATATGTGAGTGATCAAATTCTATTTCTTCAACTGAACCTCTGTTCAATTGTGATGCAGTTACAAATATAATTCCTAATTCCATTGATAAATTTCTTAATTCTTCTGATACAAACTTATCTTTAACAAATAAATCACTTGGAGATACTTTTTTAGATATTGGCATCATCAAATCAAGATAATCAACTAACAATACATCAACTTTACTTTGTGTTTTAATTTCATATTCTTTAATAAATGATCTTAAATCATTTGCATTTTTGCCACTTGGCATATACTTAATTTGGAATTTACCAGATTTCTTACCAAGTATTCTTACTTTCATTTCAACACCATCTAATTCTTTAAAAATTTTCTTTGTAGGAATGTCAGTAAGCATACTATCTATTCTCATTGATATTAATTCTTCACTTAATTCAAAGCTAACATATAAAATATTCAATCCTGCTAACGTCCAGTTACAACCTAAATTTGTAAGGAATAAAGATTTACCTGCACCAGATCCTCCTGCAAATATATTAAGTTCACCTTTATTAAATCCACCAAATAGTTTTCTATCTAATGTTGACCAGCCTGTGCTAACTTGACCTGCTTGATCTTTTAATTTCATTAATCTTTCTTTTGGATCTTTAAAATAGTCTGTACCTAAATCTTTGTGTAGTCCTATTTGTACTGCATTTTTAACCAAGTCTTCAACTGGACCATAGTCACCTTTTTCTAACATATCTGCAGATTTTAATATAGCTCTTTCAAGACTTTTATGTCTAACAAATGTTTCAAAGTCACCTAGTAACCAATCATAATGGGATTCGTGAAGACCTTCAGGTACTTTTAAATCTGTTTTACAATTTGCATTAATCATATCTGTTGTTGGTAATGCATTATGTTCAGCAACATATTTGTCAAGATAATCTGCCGCACCTTGTAATTTTCTATCAAATAAATTGTAATTAAATATAGATTGACATCTAATAAATGCTTCTGCATTTCCTAGCATCATTTCTAGATAAACTTTTTGAATATCGTATCCGTATTCTTTATTTTGTCTTGATTTTTCCATTTTCCTTATTGTACCATACATCGGGATCAAAGTCAAGGTGTTTTGGATACTTTGTTAAAACAGAACCAATACAAGAACCTGGATCGCCTGGATTTGGTGGAATCCATATGTCATCCCATATATGTTGTAATTTACTAATAGCAGTTTTGTTTAATGCACAACCACCTACAAAAACTACATTATCAGCTTTAATATTTGTTTGGCACCAACCACTAATACTAACTAAAGTCAATTCAAAAATATGTTGAGTAGTTGCGGCTATGTTGGCTAAATCTTCTTCTGAATTTAATTCAGGTCTCCACCAATTAGCTCCTCGATGTAAGTTTTCTCTTAATCTAAAAGGCATTCTAGAACGAACTAATTCTTCCATAAACTTTCTGTAATGAACTCTCCAGTTGCCTTTTTTAGCAAGTTCTTCTGTTTTATATTCTTCTGCGTTTGGTTTAAATCCTAATCGTTGTGTCATTGCACTATAAAATAATCCAACACTATGCGGATATCTTTGTGAGTATACTTGTTTTAAATGATTTCTTTTACCGTGCCATATAGTAAATGTTTGAAATTCTCCTATGCTATCTAATACAACTATTGCGGCATTTCTTTCAAAGAAAGGTGCTGTAAAATATCCATATGCCGCATGGCTATGATGATGTTTTGCATATTCGATTGGAACTTTATGTATACCTGCTTTAGCTAGATATTTTTTAATATTATTTTCTTGAAACAGAGATCCTTGTCCTGCGTATAATTGTCGTAAACTTTTTAGAAAAGGTTTTTCATACCAAATAATTTTTGCCGGGAATGCCCATCTAGGATTTGATCTAACATAGGCTAACATTTTCTCATTTAAACTTGGATCACCTGGGATATTGCTAAAATCTCTAGATAGTCCGGCCCAAAGAAGTTTTAGCTTATAATGATCTGTTAAACCGTTAGGTCCCCACTTCATCACGGCTAAACTTGCATCGTGACTATTACCTGTTATTCCCCATATTATCATTTTATTTGTATATAAATGGATCTCTTTTCTGTAGTTCTTTAACTTTCTTCTTGTACTTTCTGTGTTCTAGAAATTTAGTTATAGGAGAAAATAAGAACGAAAAGAATTTTTTTATATAAACCATTTTTTCATCCTTAATTTAATTTTCAATTGTGATTCCTGTGCGTTTTTTATAATTGCATACAAAGTATGTAGTCGACCGTATTTACCAACTGCGTCAGAAATGTCTTTAATATCATGATCCCAATCAGGCATACTTACACTCCATCCCAAATTTATAGCATCATGAACTAACTTTTGTCCAGCATCATCTCTGTCAGGTACTACTATGACGTGCTTACCTAAACTGTTTAATAAAATTCCTTGTTGATCTTTAACTTCACTTCCTAACAATGCTACACTATCTATAGTAATAGCATCTATAGGTCCTTCTACTGCAATTACAAATTTTCTATCATCATCTTGGGCATCTATGTTAAAAACATACCCTGGTTGTTGTTCAGATAGATATTTTACTTTATTTGAATCAGTAACTCTTCTAGCAGTATAGCCTACTATACGAGATTGATAATAGAAAGGAATAATTAATCTATCTCTATAACCACTACCTTTAGCCCAATGAAACTCATAATCATCTAACTTTAGACTTCTTTTGTCTACATATTCTAAAACTTGATAAAAGTATTTGTCTTGTTCTTCCCATTCATGTAAAGGTTTTGCACCTTCAGGAAGCTCTTTATTTTTAAATTTTGGTAATTGTGTTATTGCTTGATACCCTACTGTATCTGTTTTGATTTGCAGAACTGCTAATGCTAATTTAGTGATTTGTTCATCTGGCATATTAAGCCATCTCATGAACCTTTTCATTTTAAATGATAAATTTCTACCAACCCTCCAACTTGCTTTAAAACCACAATTGAAACAATGGAAACTCACACCCTCATCAACACTGCCAATTAAGCCTCCTCGTTGTCTAGTATCAGCAGATGTTCCCATATGCTGACAACAAGGTGCATTAAAAGATAGCCATCCGCTAGGTGTTTGTTTTCTTTTTTGGGGTAAGTGAATTAATAATGCATCATATACGATATTCATGCATACATTATAAAACTATTTTATGGAAATGTCAATTAATTTCGAACTAATATTTTGTCTATTGTGCCCGCAGTTATTTGATGTCTAAATCTTAAATGACTAAAAACGCCATTAAAATTTACATATTTGAGAGTGTCTGTAGCAAGTAAATTGGTTACTTCTATATCTGTCCAATTTGTACCAGTAGTTACTTGATTGTCTAAAGTACCTTGAACTGTTAATGTACCTTCAGCATCTGTAGAATAGTATGCTACTGTATGAAGAGCTGAATTTCCGTTTATTGCCGGATCGGCTGTAAGGGCAGATGAATTATATATTAAATTGTTATCTCCGTCCTGAATAAATGTTTTAACTTCGTGTGATACTTTAGGTCCTGGAAATTCACTAGTACTTAGAAATACTGTTCCTTGGCTTCCGAAGTGTGAATTAGGATAAGTTAAAACGTTTTTAGTAGTACTTGTATTATACAAATAAACACTATAACTCATATATTGTTGCTTAAGATTTAGTAAATCGTTTTCAGATAATGTTACAGTAAATTGCCCTACTTTGCTTGGTGTAGATGTTTCTATAATAGTTCCATCCTTTTCTACAACTAAAGTATCGTCTTCATTCCACATTTTAAACTTAGGTGTGTATGTATTAAGGATACTAACAGCTTTTTCATCAGCATTTTTAACTTCAAATTGAAGAACATTGTCTATATTTCTGTAAACGTTTATATTTCTTTGATACACGGATCTATACCTCGTAATGTGCCCTGCCAAATTCGCAGTAAGCACTATTCTATTATTTAATAAATATCTTCGTATAAGTTGCATAACACACCATCAATATAACGTATTTATTAGATATAACAATGCTAAAAGAAGACATAGAGAAAGATTTCCCCTTCATAAGTGTAGTAGAGTATGGCGGTAAGGAATATGTTGGTGTAATTAACAATCAAGACCACGCAATCACTAGTATGTACATCTATCAGGACTTAAAGGGCGATAGTCAGAAAGCTGATTTTGTAGCCTTGTGTAAAACTTGGTGGTGGGAGTCTAATAGAATGATTCCTATTGGTATATTTTTAAGAAAAGAAATGCAAAATTATAGGGAAATTTTAATGATAATGAATACTAAAGATGTTACAGTAAAAATGGGCCACGTCACAAATTTAAACAATCTTGCTGTAAAAAGAACAAAAAGAAGATCAGTTCAACTAGTCAGAAAACCTAAAGAAGTAATCAAAAAAATCAATCAGTGATCTTTCTTATCATGTTTTGAACTAGGAAGTTCATATGGAAAATCAAAATAAGGAAATATAGTTGTGTGTTCTTCAGGTCCAGTCTCCTTTGCCCATTTAATTTTATTCCAACCTCGTTCGTGTAGGTAATATAAAAACATTTTAGTTATAACTTCTATACCTGCAATAGCACCTGCTAAAGTTATCGCACCTGTAATAAGCCAACTTATTAAAAATGTATCTGTAGTTGCCAAAATTCTCCATGTAAGAGTTTTAACTAGACTTCTTTTTCTATGGCTTTTGGTCATTATTTCCTTTTAATTGTTCGCATATAAGATTCATATGCACTACTACTGCCATTGCATATGAAGTTGCGTGAGATTTTTTAAAAAAGTAACTTCCGTCTGTAGGTTTTTTCCATACTTGTTCATCTATTTCATCCCAATTTTGTTTAATCAAATGTCTTTTTGCTGGTCGTATAATTGCTAAAACTGCCGCTAATTGTTCTATGTTTGTAGGTTTAAGTTTTTGTAATATTTCCACGTGTCCATTAATATGAAAAATTTGATCTACAAATTCTTTTGCTTCTAATAATTCCCATAATGGTTCAGTGTTTATTAATTTATTAAGATGTTTTTCATCTTTAATATCTTTATAAATGCTAACGTTCAAACAATCTATTTTAAAATATCCTCTTTGTTCTGCTTTATCATAATCAAGTGTACATAAATTGTTTACTGGATCGTGTGGTACTTCTGTAAAGTATACGCCAGTATTATGTTTCTTACCAGAATCTAATTTAGCAATTCTGTGTTTAACTTTATCTAATAAAATAGATCTATCTGCAAAGTCTATATCTATATCTGGCATTTAACAACAATATTTCTTTGATTAGGGTTTAATACAATTTTAGGATCCTTTGGATATAACATTGAACAACCACATTTACTTTCGTCAGTTATTTGAATAGATATATCCCGTCCATCCCATCTTCTTGAAAGATTCATATATAGTAAATCTGATATATCTTCAACAGTTTTACCTTCTACAGTTATTTGTTCTGTCTCAAATAAATTAATAATGTGTTTTTGTACGTCAAGAAAATCCACATCTTTATTTTTAAACGTTTCTATTTTTACTTCTATTTCTTTCATTCTTTATTTCCTAATCCTTTAAACCAGTTACGTTTTTCTTTCTTCTTAGGTTTTTTCTTCTTTTTAATAAGTGTCTTTGTTTCTTTCCATAAATTTTCATCAGTATAATATTCCCTTATACGATACTTTCCTTTAATGTATGATTTAGTAGTATTTGTCATTATAAGTTTGCCTCCTTGGTTATGCCTTTTACTATTTCAACATCTGCAGGTACTCTTTGAAATCTTACTGCCCAATGTTTAGGATCTATCATACGACTTATAATTTGTAATTGTTCATCATTAAATTTATTCAACATTTCCTTACCTGTTTTAGAATTTAATACTAGCCATGGAGAAATTTTACCATCTCTAATATCTTGTGTAGCTCTATTCAAACTTGCATACTTAAAATAATCATGCCATGGTGCTTCTTTTTCTTCTCCCCAATCCATCATAGATTTAATAGAACGTTCTACTGCTGTCTCCATTGTTTCTTTTAAAATTAAATTTATAGAATATTTTTCATATAATTCTTCTCTACACCAATGATCTAATTTTACTCCACTAGTAACAACATAATCAATATATTTTTGTGGATATAAAGGTTTAACATTACTCAAAAAACTTCCAAACTTAACAAATGCTGTATAATAAGGACTCTTACAAAATTCTTCATATGTTTTTTCTTTTTCCATTTTTTGACACAATTGGTAAAATCTAATAAAAGTTTGATATCCTAATTGAACTCTTCTTTCATCTTTTTGTAAAAATCTTCTTTTTTGTTCACACATATGAACAGCAAGAGTTTTTTCTCTAGTAAATTTTGCGGTACAATGCTTACAAGAATATAACTTTTCTATCATAATACTTTTTTAATTTCTTCTTTTGACATACCAAAATCTTGTGCTAATGTCTTTAACACACTAACAGAATTTATTGTTGCCAATAATTGTATTTCATCTTCTTTTTTAGTAGGATATAAATTTTTTAAAAACTTAACTGCTTTTGTTTTACTTCCATATTCTTTATGTTTATATCCTATCCATGGATGAAACGTAATTTTTTTTCTATCACTTGCAGTCATACAAAGCAAATACCATAATAATTTTTTATGTTTAGATAAAGTAAAAAAGTTTTTATTATAATATTCATTTGTTTTTAAAATAGTTAATTCTTTATCTTCTTTTTTACCTACTACTGAACTTGCATATCTATTCAATATATAAAAGCCTATTTGCTTTTGTTCGTCAGCTGAAAACTCATCCCAAATGTTTTTAGCTTTCATATCTATAGCCGCAAGAATATCCTTTAACGGTAATCTATTCTTCTGAATGACCATATAACTCCAATAACATTATATACTTTTCCCACGCCTTTTGCAATCCTTTATGTTTCCAACATAGCTTAACTGCATCTGGTGTAATGTAACGATGACGTCTTTTGAACTCATCTTCTACGTGTGCTTTCTCACTTTTAGATACCATTTGTCTTTCGGCAGTATAATTTCCTACTTCTCGTTGATATACAGTTTCTCCACCATCTGGCGATTCGTAAATATATTTTATTCCTAGTTTTTTAGCTACTACTTCTTTTTTTGTAATTTCTCTAGCTTTTTTCATAATGTAATCCAAATAATGTTGCGTGTCTGGGATCATGAAACGTAATTTTAATATGACCTCCGTCCATTGTTTGTATTTCTTTTAAAGATAATTTTTTTTCTTTAATTAAATCTAAAAGTTGTGGTAAGTATTCTTGCGTTAACCAAACGTCTATTGGTTTCCCACTTTTTCCTGTTGGTATTTTTAACACAGGTGCTTTAATTATAAATCCATTTTTAAGAGTTCTTTTTATTCTTTTTAGGTTTTCTCTTTTTCTTTTTGACATTTTTTTTGTTGTTCCAGTTAATAGCATCGTATCCTTTCCTATATGCATCATCAGATGGACGACTTTGACCGTCCCACGCTTTACCTTTTTCGTATTGAACATCCATGTTCATACCTTTACCTTGAGGTTCTTGTTTACTATGTCTACCCATTATAATAACAATCCATATTCAATAGTTTCACATTGTCTTGATATATCTTTAACAAAAAATGCACACAGAGGTTCTTTACCTGTTGTGATTGGTGTAGATATTAATTGATTATTTTTTACTTTAGGAAAATACCATTTAATATCATTATAAAAATTTAACACTTTAACTTCCATAAATTCTGCTTTAAATCCATTTAAAGGATTAAACAAGAATGCTTGAAAACCTCTATCTGTAATACTAGTTAAAGGAACAACTTCTACAGAAGTACTATCTTCTTTATCGCCTACACCTATACTCCAATCTAAAGGCATTATTAATTCATTCCCACCTATATCTAAAACAATAGCCGGACTACTAAAACTTTCTATATAAATTAAAGGAATAAAAAAGAAATCGGGTTCCTTAGGATTGCTATTATCTAAAACCGAAAAACACATATCATCTGATACGTGTTCTGGTAATTTATTCAGTAAAAAAGTTTCGTTTTCTAATGTTAATATTCTCATTTCTTTCTTTCTGTGCTAATTCCATTGTACTTTTTCTACAGTAAATGGATAGTTAGCCTCTTTATAAAATTTCTTTCTTCGTGTAAGATGCCTTTTAGCAAACTTACAAGTAGATGTTATGTCCCATATTTGAACAAAGTCTTTATCTTTTGCCTTTCTTATGCCACGACCTATTGACTGTATTACCCTTATAAATGATTTACCTGCCTCTATTAATACTAAATTAAATATTCTAGGTATATTAATTCCAATAGATGCAACACCATATGTTGCAATTATTATTTTATTATTTGCACTAGAAATTTGATCATATTGTTCTTTTCTATCTTGCAATTTTGTTTCGCCTTTAATAAAAACACTATTAGGAATTATTTGTTCTAATTTTTCTCCTGCCTTTAATCTATCTACTAATATAAGTGTGTTGCCTGTTTCCTTTATTTTGCCTATTAATTTTGCTATGTATTCTAATCTATCTTGAGTTGTAACCAAATAACTTAATTCTTCTTGGTATGTTCTATGTACTAATGTGTCAACTAATTGTACTACATTAACGTGACATTTAGATAATATACCTTTATCTTGTAATTCTTTTGCAGATATTTGATTAATAACAGGACCTATAGCAACTAATAAACTTTGAAATTCAAATTGTTCTTTTGGGATTGTTCCTGTTAATCCCCATCTTATTGGAGAATTTTTTAAATGATGTGTTAGTAATTTTTTTAAAACATCTGCTTTTGCTTGGTGCACTTCATCTATTATTAATGTTTGTACACCACTTAAAAATTCAGTTAAGGATAATGTTGATTGTCCAGCTTTTGATTTTTTATCTAAAACATTTAAAGATTGCCACGTACAAATTGTGTGTGTTTTTCCAAGTTCTTTTCTATCACCAAAGTATACTCCTACGTCTAGACCTACATTAATATAATCTTCTTCTGTTTGTGTAACTAAACTTTTATTGGGTACTATTACAACAGTTCGTCCTAGTCTTTCACATAAACTAGATAAACAAGCAGTAACAATTGTTTTCCCTGCACCAGTGGCAACTTCTTGTAATGATTGTGGTTGCTTTATAAAATTATTAACAACATCTACTTGATAATCACGAAGTACAATTTCTTGTCCTTCACAAATGTGACCTTTGGGCCATGTTTTATTTCCAAAATAATTTTTGTCAATAGGCTGAAATTTTAAATCATATTTCTTTCTTTTATCTTCTATTGAGCCAACTTCAACACCTTGTTTATTAAGTAATTCTAAAATTTTATCTAAATGATTAACAAAACCGCTACCACCTAAACCAAAGAAACCAATCTTACCATCCCATCTTCCTAATTTATATTGAGGCAAGTATCTTGCGTATGGAACTTCCCATTTTAAACTATTTGCTATTTTTCTTCGTACATCAACAGGTAGCCCTTCAATTTTTACATTGACTTCATCATTAATTACTATCTTACAACTCATATATTTTCCATAACAAAATATGGATTCCAAGGACTATGTTCTTCAGTAGCATATTGAACAACCAAGTCGAACTCCTCTTCAAAAGAATTTACTTTACTGTAATTCCTTGTAGTATCAAGACATAATACGCCTTCAGGCTTCCAATTAAATCTTAATAAGGGTTTTGGAATCTTCTTATTATTAATGTACACTATTTTTGTATTATTTGCAAGACTATTATTAAGTCCATTTTCTCGAACATATTCGTTAAACTTGATACCAGATTCCATGTTTTCTAATCTAAACAATACCGAAATGTCTTTATTGTCCACATAGTCTTTTAAAATTTTATGTGATGCTTCTAAAGATTCAGCAGGATCTTTTTTTGGAAATACTGGTAAAACTACCAATAAAGGAATTCTTTTTAAATCAAACATTGTTTTTATTACTTGTTTTAATTCCCATTTTTTCTTTTCAACAATAACTACAGATGCTTTACGTTGAACAAGTTTTTTAGTAAACTCATCTTGATCGGCTAACGATTGTTCTAAATGTAGTCCACTAAAATATTTTAATCCTAAATATTCTCTTCTATCTTTAAATAAAAATAAGTTACTAGGACTAGGTTGCCCAAACTTATTTACATAGTGTTCAGCTATTTTTGGTAAACAATTTTTGATTTTGAAATCATAAATTCCTGGTAGAAATTCTTGTTTATTATCATAAAAGTATTCACATCTTTCATGAACTTCCAATAATGTTGGATCAATATCTTTTATTTTGCCTTTAAATTTCTCTACTACTTTATGAACTAAACGTTCATTATACGGAAGAACATATTTGTTTTTGTCTTTTTGTTTATGAGTTCTATAAAAAGGAAAACATTTTTTAACTTCTCCCATAAGTTTACTATATGTAACATTAAAAGGAAACCTTATTACAAGGACTCTATGATTTGGTTCATATGCATAATAACTAAAAGGATCGTAAACAAATTCTTTATAATTTCCAATTTTAATATAAGAACTTCTGTCTATTTGTCTTAATGTTTTACGTAATATAGTTGATGATGCATGAATATCAATGTCTCTATTTTTAAATTGAGTAGAATAACTAGTTTTTAAGATTCTTTTTACAGTTGCATACTGTCTATCAGTTAAAGCAGTACCTCTATAAACTTTTTTGGCAATGTCAGTTAATATTTTTTTGTCTTTATCTAATACAATAAATGGCGGATTAACTGGTTTGTCACTCAAACCTATCATCATTTCCAAACAAGATTCGATTGAGATTTGTTGCATACCTTTATTATACTTTGGTATTATCAAAAAGTCAATCTAGAAAATGGTAATCCTTCTGCTATTTCTTCTGTAGTCCACTCCGTATATGCATAATCTTGGAGCCATTGTTGCCTGTCGGGCATTTTTGGGTCTTCTATGTGGGAGAAATCAGTATTTCCTACGTCATATGCAAGACTGTCTTTACCTACAA